TGCCGATTTAATTATTGCATTCTTAAACGCTTTGGCAACAAAAATTCCTGAAATTGTTGCTGCTGGATTAAACCTGCTTAAAGAGTTTATACGCGGAATTGTCGATAATATTCACGTACTAATTGAAGGCGTTGGTAAAGTCGTTGGGGCGTTTATAACTGGTGTTGCTGATTTGGCGGAAGACATTGCTAAAGCTGGAACGCAGTTATTAGTCGACTTCTTAATTGGTATAACTAACAATTTAATTAAGATTACAGAAACGGTTGCTACGCTTATCGCGACGTTCCTGGACGAACTCTCCAAGAATTTACAGTTGGTTATTGATGCTGGCTTTGATTTCTTGACTAGCTTTATACAAGGAATTACAGATAAAATACCGGAACTTGGCGATGCGGTTTGGGAATTGGTTAGCGCATTTATAACAGAAGTCGGTAAAAACATTCAGCGAATTATTGATCGTGGTATCGACCTTGCGATTGCATTCATTAACGGTATAGCATCTGGGTCTCTTAGGTTTGCTGATGAGTCCATGCAAATAATAATTCAGTTTATAGATGACCTTGCTGACGCTATTGATAGAAACGCTAAAGGTTTCCGCGACGCTGGCTTTAAGATGGCGGGGGCTATAATAAACGGTATGACTTTTGGTTTAGCCGGAAAAGCTAAAGACGGAGTTAAAGCCATGTGGGACGTTGGTACTGACATTATTGGCGGTGCTTTAAACGTGTTTAAAATCTGGTCCCCGTCAAGAGTATTCAGAGACATGGGTGAAAACTTAGTCGCTGGTCTAGCTGTTGGTATGCAGGATACAAGACCTGCGGAGAAAAACTCTGAGCGTTTAGCTAATCGAACAATAACAAGCATGCAGAATACTTTAAGTACGTTAAGCGATGGTTTGGCAGTTAGTACCGAATTCAATCCAACAATCACTCCAGTATTAGACCTTACAAACGTCAAAATGGGAGCAAAAAGCATTAGCGATTTAGTTAATGTTTCGGATGGAATTAGTTCCACGCTGACATTTAAACAAGCACAGACAATCGCCAATACTGAAGTGCCGACTAACGATACCGTTACAACGCAAACCGGTAACACGGAAGTTACTTTCGAGCAAAACATCTATTCACCGACGCAGTTGTCCACTGCGGACATCTATCGTCAAACCAGAAATCAAATAACATTAGCAAAAGAGGAGTTAAGTATCCCATGAAAGTTACAGGAGTAGAATTATCTTCAGAAAATGCTAATATTATAAACTTTGGTATGAGTGATGTTTCCTCAAGTGATAAGTATTTGGTTAAGTCTATATTTGGGTTGGATGCGGATGAAGTAATTCGTAAATTTTATTCATTCGCGTCTAACTCAAATTCTAAATTCTACAACTTTAGCTTGAAGAAGCGAGAAATAGTATTTCGAATTGTTTTAAACCCGAACTACTCCATCAATGAAGACTTTTCAGAAATTAGAGATGAGATTTATAGAAGTATATCGTCGAGCCGTACCGGACTTATTAATATTTTATTCAGGTCCGGCGGCGCGGCGGTTGCTCAAATTTCTGGTTATTTTACAAAGTTTGAAGTTCCATATTTCTCAAAAGTCCCCGAAGTACAGATTACAATAAACTGCGACGACTTTATGTTACGTGGTTATAACCCCGTTCAAATAGATGCTGATATTTTAGGGACAACAAATCACATATACGTTTCTGATAGTATTTCAACAGCTCCGCATGGAATGACATTTAGTATTGAATACACGGCGGCTTCAAGTTATTTTAAGATTACTGACGATTTGTCTAATGAGTCTTGGAATTTTGTTGTTACCCCGCAAGGAGGGTTTTTAACTGGAGATGTACTAACCATTTCAAGTGAGTACAATTCTAGAAACGTTTCTGTTTTACGCGGATCAACGACCATTCCACTTATGGACAAAATTTCGACAGATTCAACTTGGCCGCTTGTGTTTCCTGGATCAAACGAATTTGAGTTTTACGATCACACAAAATTTGATTGGGTTTATGTTTCTTATTATCCTGCGTATTGGGGTTTGTAAAAATGGATCTTTTTAAATTCACAGATTCGAGCGCTACGAATTTAAGTTCCGGCGTTCCGATACTAAATTACGATAGCATTATGTGGATCGAACGGTATAAAAGCCCCGGGGAGTTTACGCTAAAAGCAAAACTTAGTTCTGGACTTCAGAATTTATTACCCCTTGGTTCGATTATATCACACGCACGAACATATGATGCTTGTATTGTGGAGAATCACGAAATTGTTGAGTCTGCTGATTTGGATCCGGTTATTACAATTACTGGACGTAGTTTAGACAGTTATTTGGAAAATCGAATTGTTGGTTTAAATATTGCTATGACAACGCCTACTGTTCCATTTACACAATACACTTTAGCTGTTGACAAACTTGACAATCAAATAATGCAATTGATAAACGATCATATAGATTTAAACGACGAAATTTATGCGCACTCTGAAAATATATCTTCTATAGAGGTAGAACGAGTTATAAAAAGACAAACAGTATTGCAAGCCGTTCAAGATTTATTATCTTTAGACGATCTTGGTATCAGAGTTGTTCGCAAAAATCCATATGGAGCAATAACATCATATTCTAGTGCTCACACGTCTCTGTACGTGCACAAAGGTAATGATCATAGTAATGATGTTATATTTTCATGGAATCTTGGCGAATTAGAAGGTGCTAATTATTTATTTAGTTTAAAATCTTTAAAGAATGCAGCTTTAGTTCAAAGTAACTATCTTGAGGTTGTGGTTTATGATGACAACACACTAAATCCATACGACATAAGATTTATGCTAGTTGATGCATCAGACTTAGACAGTGCATACACTGAATTACCGACTACGGCTCAGCTTTTAGTATTAGTTGAACAATTAGCAACTAGAGGTTTTGAATCACTATCCACACAAAACGCTGTAAACATCAGTAGTGTTGATATTTCAAAAGCCACAAACTACAAATATAGAGAAGATTACGATATCGGTGATATTGTGTCTATTTCTGGTAACTATGGCGTTATAGAAAAACGACGAGTTGTTGAATTTGTAGAAATAGAAGACGAAAACGGAGAAGTTGGATATCCAACTTTATCGGGAATTTAAGGAGTTAATGTGACAGCTTTTCAAGCCGCCCTATTCGGTGTAATTACAACTTTTGCCGCTTCTTCCGGGTTTTGGACCTACTTATTAGCTAGGCGAGATAAAACCAGCTCTTCTTCAAAGTTATTATTAGGATTGGCGCACGATCGAATAATTCATCTAGGTTTACGTTATATTGATGAAGGTGGTATATCGCGAGAAGCCTATGAAGACTTACACAAGTTTCTGTACGTACCATATAAAAAGATGGGTGGAAACGGAACTGTAGACAGAATTATGGAAGAAGTTGAGAAATTGCCAATTCTAACAAATAAATATATAGTAGGAGAAAAATGAACGAGACAACCCCGACATCGCTACTTTCTGATAAATCATATAAGTTTTTAAAATGGTGTGTTCAAATTGTTATGCCAGCATTTAGTTCGCTATATTTTGGATTAACGCAAACATTTGACTTTTTACCGTCTGCAGAAGTAGTAATAGGAACTATTGCTTTATTAACTACGTTTTTCGGTGTTATATTGGGAATCAGTACAAAATCGTATAACTCTTCAAGTGACGGAGAACTTGTCGTCACAAACCGTGAAGACGGGACTAAGTTATTTACTTTAGAGTTACACGTTGATCCTAACGAATTACTAGATAAGAATAATGTTGTATTTAAAGTTAAGTGATTGATTATCGCATTTTATACAACGCCTATAGTAGGAAACTACTGAAAGAGGTAACTTTGTTCAAGAAGAAGAATCAACTGGACGTGGCTATCGATGCTGTTTTTGAAGAAATGACCATTGCCGGTCCGGATTCAGAAGAGTACCAAAAAATGATCGATCATGTAGAACGGTTGTCGCGCATTAAAGCAGAAAACAAAAAACTGCGCGTCACCCATGATACATACGCGATTATTGCCGGTAACTTGCTCGGAATTCTGATCGTCATTGCTTACGAGCAGAAACACATCTTTACCACTAAAGCGTTTAGCTTCACACTGAAGCCCAAAGGACATTAGTAAGTAAGATGAAGAAATGGGGGTTGTATTAGACTGTATAAGTCTTTTACAACCCTTATTTCTTTTTCAATTCGCGGAATCTGCAACGCATATAATAGAAAGCTACTTTAACAAGGAGATAGAGAAATGCGTAAAATTAAGGCAGTATTAATCAATATTTTGAAAGAAGCAGAAAAAACAGGGGTTGGACCAGTAAGCTGGTGATACCTAAAAGGAAATTGTATGAAAAATACGATTTCTTTTTTACAAATGCTATTTTTTTTTCATTTTTAAAAAAAACTATGCTTTAAAATGCCCCAGGATCGATTATATTTAATAAAATGTATGGATGTGGCCAAAAATGACGATCGCCGCTTAGAACGCAAAATAAGGGCCTTTTAGACAAAATAGTGTTTTTTAGGCTAAAAAAATAGCCCGGGGGACCTTTTTGTGGTACTTTTTTAAGAAACTCGCAGAATCTACATGGCCTATAATGAAGTGTCAATCACAACAAAGGAGAATGTAATGGAGAACGAAAACCAGAACGAATACTCGAACAAGATGATCGCTATCGCACTGGCCGGATTGGCCATTGGCGGTGTCGTTGTCATGCGAGATAAGATTCGCGGGTTTTTCAGCCGGAACAAGACCGTCTGAGACACAAAAGGATTGAGCCCCTTAAACAAGGGCTCTTTTCTTTTTCGAAAGGAAAATATTAAATGTATCACGATTTTAGAGACCCAAGTTATATCTATAAAGATGAAAATGGTAAACTTTCGTCAAGTCTTCCGCTTACAGCAATAAGCAATCTTTGTATTGAATGCGGGGTTCGTAATGATATTTTATTAAACAAAAAAGATTACGAAGCCTGGTCTGGTAAAAATGGCGGTAAGAAAAAAATGGTTCAAGAAGTGTTTACTTGGCTAAATGCCAATCAAATTGAAATTTTAGTAACCGGTATTCATTCTAATTGTTGGGACGAGATTTTTAAATATACTCGCTAAATCTACAACGCCTATGATAGAAAGGGATAAAATTAAATTTTACGATTTAATTTGATCTATGGCGTTAAGCCAGTCTTTCTTTTTTTGCATTTATAGAGGAGAATTATGACTAAAAAAACAAAATACAGTTTTATCAATTTTATTGTTGATATTTTTATGACCGGAATAACGGCAGGTCTTTGGTTGATTTGGATTTTTTGCCGAGAACTTAGAAATCGTTAATTATTAGGGAGACGAATGAACTTTAGCAAATTTGTTGTTAAAACACAAAGCTTATTGCATAAAAACTCGCAAAACATATTAACATCTTTTGGTATCACCGGCGTTGTAACTACAGCTTATTTATCGGCAAAAGCTTCGTTTCAATCAGCCAGAGACTTAGATGAGTTTTATATGCGATATCCAGATGAGGTTTTAGATTTTAAAGAATCGGCAAAACTTGTGTGGAGAAACTATATACCAGCTATTCTTTCCGGTTCAGCAACAGTCACCTGTGTGTTGGGCGCGCAGAAAGTTAGCAGTAGAAAAACGGCAGCGGCGCAAGCAGCCTTTGCTTTATCCGAGCGTGTATTTAATGAATACAAAGATAAAGTAATAGAGCAAATAGGGCCTAAGAAAGAGCAAGAAATACGCGACAAAATAGCGCAAAGTCGAGTTACAGAAAACGATCCTAACTCACGGCAGGTAATCGTAACCGGAAATGGTACGGTTCTTTGCTGTGAAGGATACACTGGACGATATTTTAATAGCGATATGGAAAGTTTACGAAAAGCTGAGAATCAGATAAATTCTAAACTTAATAATCACGATACAGCGACGTTAAGCGATCTTTATTATCTTTTAAATATACCAGATACTAAAGTTTCTAGCGATTTGGGTTGGGATTCCGGCCGCTTATTAGAACTAGAGTTTTCTACAACAATAACTCCAGATGGAAAACCCTGTTTAGTTTTTAACTATAATTATATTAGAACTGTTTAAACTCGCACATTAAACAATGCCTATAATAGAGTGTTATAAACAAAAGGAGAAAATATGGATAAGGGAATTGACCTGACGTCGGTGCAGCATAAGTTGCAGCGTGGTGTTCTAGTGCTGGTAGCGCAGATCCTCACGGAGCAAATTGTTACAAAGACGTACAACAAACTTGCCCCCAAGTATTTCAAGCGATAAACACACAAAGATAAAATCTTAGGAAACTAGGGTTTTATCTTTTCAAAAAGGAAAAGGAAGAATAAATGTTAAAACGAGAAATCACCTATGAAAACTTTAACGGAGATTTGGTAACGGATACTTACTACTTTAATCTCACTAAAAGTGAAATTTTGAATCTTGACGCTAGTTACGAAAACGGTTTGAACAGCGCCATTCAAAAAATAATTGAAGCTGAAGATGGTAAAGCGCTTATTGCTGAGTTTCAAAAGCTAATATTGTTGTCTTATGGTATTAAGAGCGATGATGGTAAGCGATTTATTAAAAGCGATGCTTTGCGGGAAGAGTTTTCGCAGACAGCCGCTTATGATATTTTGTTTATGGACCTTGCGACAAATGACGCTTTGGCGGCTGAGTTCATGCTCGGTATTATGCCTAAGGATATGGCTCAGGCCGCACAAAAAGAGCTTAAAGGACAATAAAAATGGAATATCCCAGTAACAGCAATAACAAAGAAACGGCAAAAAAGCAGGTACCCGAAAAGAAGATTGAGAAAGTTGTTACTGGTCAGGTTTTGACGAAAAAGAAGTCGACCGGTAGCAAATTCAAATCTGTATTTTTCGGAGGGGAGTTTAAAGGAGCTTTCCGCTATATACTGGCGGATGTTCTTTTACCTGCCGCTCGAAATTTACTAGTAGACGCCACAACCAAGGGCATCGAAACGATTGTTTACGGAGAGTCTAGACGAACTCAAACTCGTCGTCCTCCGGAATATTCGAATCGAATTCAGTATAATCGCCCTGTAAACCGTGGTGTTGATCCTTACGAGCGAGATCGACCGTTTATGCCTGGTCAGAGAACAACAAAGCCACTTCGAGCAGAAACAAGGCAGCAATCGTGCGATATTATCTTATCTTCACGAGAGGAAGCCGAGCTGGTTTTAGAGCGTCTAATCGATATTGTTGACATGTACGAAGTCGTATCGCTAGCAGATCTGTACGATCTTGTTGGCTTGCCGTCGTCACATACAGATAACAAATGGGGCTGGACATTTCTAAATAATGGTCTTGTGACGCAGGTCCGCGAAGGTTATTTACTGCAACTACCACCAATGGAAGCGATATAAAATGAAACTTATAGAAAAAGTAAATAGTAATTTATCCAAAAAGATTTATAGGCAAAGTTTGATTTTAAAGAAGAATTCCCCGCATATTGCATTTGGCGTTGGCGTTGCTGGCGTTTTAGCGGGAACTGTTCTTGCATGTAAAGCCACTTTGAAGCTTAGCGGATCTTATGAAACGTTTAAAGACGAATTAGAAGACGTAAAAAAGTATAGTTTAGACGGTAACCGAAATAAGGATTTGGCAAGCGTGTATGCTCGAAATACAGCAATTGCTGTAAAAGCATATGCGCCGTCAGCTTTTGTTATGGGTCTTTCTATCGCAGCGTTGACTGGTTCGCATGTCGAGCTTACAAAGCGAAATAAGGCTTTGACTGCGGCTTATGTGACTTTGCAGAAGGCTTACGATGAGTATCGAATCCGCGTTCGAGAAAAGTACGGCGAAGAAACCGAACTGGATATATATCATGCTGTTAAAGAAGATAATACTCGGTCCAAAGAAGTTGTAAAAAACAAATTAGCAGATCCGAATAAGTTTTCCCCATATGCTCGATTCTTCGACGAGGCTTCGAGTGAGTGGACGAAAGATCCGGAAATGAATCGTTTGTTTGTGACTTGTCAGCAGCAGTATCTAAATCACGTCTTACAGGTTCGCGGCCACGTGTTTTTAAACGAGGCTTATGACGCACTAGGACTTGAGCGTTCTACGGCTGGCGCTGTAGTCGGCTGGGTTATTGGCGATGAAGGTGACAACTATATCGATTTTGGTATATTTGAAGCTCAAAATGCTAGATTTGTAAACGGCAGCGAACGCAGTATTTTGCTAGACTTTAATGTTGATGGTGTTATTTACGACAAAATCGGTAGGAGAAAGTAATGATAGATAATTCTTTTAGCGAAAAAAGGTATTCGGCTTCAGTCCTGCTTATTAGCGGGGCTGCGGCCTATGCCTTTGGCTACGCGACACACTATTATATTCAGAAGCGAAAAGATTATATTATCTACGAGTCAACAGAGTACGACGAACCAGTCGGCTCTTTTCAGTATGATCCGGATCAGTTAGAACTTGATTTGAAGCATGCTGAGTATGATTCATCTGTCATATTAGTGGATAATGTTCCATATAGTACAGCAAGTAAGCCAAATAATCCCGAAGATATTGTTGTTGAAAAACAGCCAAATCCTGTTAGTATTTTTAGGAGTGATTCAGATATGGATTGGGATTATGAAGCGGAGGTTGCTAAACGATCTCTAGACAAGCCATATATTATACATCAAGACGAATATTTTGCCAAGGAAACGGAGTACTCGCAAAGTACTTTGACTTACTATGCTGGCGATGATATTCTCGTGGATGAGCGAGAAGTTCCGATATACAATTACAAATCGGTAACTGGAGAACTTATGTTTGGTCACGGTTCTGATGATCAAAACGTGGTTTACGTCCGAAACGATAGACTTTCTGGAGAATATGAAATCCTTAGGGATTCCGGGTCTTACGAAGTTGAAGTTTTGGGTAACCAATACGAAAAAGTTCTTCGCGATATCGATTTGAAAAATAGTAGTGTTTTAAAGTTTAGGCCTGAGTAATGCGAATAGAGCCTATTGAACACTCGTATTTCAACTGGCTCTCTTCCCAAGTACAAAAAAAGTTAGCGGTTTCAACTCCATCTTTAACGTATTATCGTCTTTTAAAACAGTTACATCAAACAGAATATGTTTGGTTAATTGTTGGAGACGATAATCGCGTTGAAGATGGGGTTGAACTCCGCCTATCTTTTTTGTCTGACAGCAATTCCAAAATAGAATCAGACTGGTTATATTCAGGATGCTCAGTTTTAGAAATGTTAATCGCTTTTTCAAAACGAGCTGAGTTCAATACCGAGTTTGATTCTTATTTTTGGTTTTGGCATTTTTTAAAGAATTTAAACTTAGATGATTGTAACGATGCTAGTGATTACGACTATGACGTAGTAGATTATATTTTAAATCGCTTTGTTTATAGGGAATACGAGCCAGAAGGATACGGCGGATTATTTCCGCTATCCAAACCTAAAAGAGATCAAACAAAAGTCGAAATATGGTACCAATTCTTTGAGTATCTGGACGACGAAGATTTTAAAAACAATTACTATAGATGAAAGGGGATATATTTGGACTTTTATAAAATTCTAATGAAGGTTAAAAAAGACGGAACAGTTCAAGTGTATCCAGATTGGCAAGTTGATAGTTCTAAAGACCTAATGGTTCAAGGTAAGTCTTTTTATGCATTTTGGGACGAAAACAATGCAATTTGGTCAAGGGACGAATTTCGCTTGCGACAATTGATAGACGCTGATTTATTTAGATACGCAAAAGAAAATATAGAAGATGGTATTCCGTATGAGGTTTTAACGGTACAAAGTTTTAGCACTAGAATGTGGGAAACTTTAAATAAGTTTATAAAAAACTTTCCCGATAACTATCATCAGTTAGATACAGATTTAACTTTTATTAACAGTAAAGTTACAAAAAGCGATTACGTTAGTAAAAAGTTAAATTATGCATTAGAGTCCGGAAAAACTAGTGCCTGGGATGAACTAATACAAACTTTATATTCTGAAAGCGAACGAGAAAAGATTGAGTGGGCAATCGGCGCAATTATAGCTGGGGACTCAAAAAGTATTCAAAAGTTTTTGGTATTTTATGGCCCTCCTGCTAGCGGAAAATCAACAATTTTAAATATCATTGAAAAGTTATTTGCTGGTTATACAACAACGTTTGACGCTCGAGCCTTAGCTAGCACTGGTTCTACGTTTTCCACAGACGTTTTCAAAGGCAATCCATTAGTGGCCATTCAGCATGACGGCGACTTGTCTCGGATTGAAGATAACGCCAAGTTAAACTCAATTACGTCCCACGAAGATATGACAATGAATGAGAAATATAAACCTAGTTATACGGCTAGAGTTAACGCTTTCTTATTTATGGGAACAAATAAGCCGGTTCAAATTACCGATGCAAAAGCTGGAACGATTAGACGATTGATCGACGTGCATCCTACTGGTGTTAAAATATCGCCAGAACGATATCACGTACTAATGGAGCAAATCGACTTTGAGCTCGGGCATATCGCATACAAGTGTTTGCAGAAATATAAGCTAATGGGCAAATATTATTATAATGGTTATAAGCCGGTCCAAATGATGTATCAAACGGATGAGTTCTATAACTTTATTTCGGCGCATTATGACATATTTAAAAGTGAAGACGGTGTTACATTAAAACGCGCTTGGATGATGTATAAAGAGTATTGTTCTGAAATAAACGTTACAAAACTAATGCGATATTCTGCTTTTAGAGAAGAATTAACTATGTACTTTAGAAATTTTGAAGACCGTGTAAAGGTTGGTGATGATTGGGTGCGAAGTTATTATTATGGGTTTGAGGGTATTCCTAAATCCACGCCATTTATTCCAGACAAGTCATATATTATTGAACTTAAAGACATTTACGAGTCAATCGAACACTATGCTTTTGATCAAAAATATAGAGATCAACCGGCGCAGTTGGCTAACACTTCTGGCACACCAAAACAAAAGTGGGTTGACGTAAAGACCACGCTTAAAGATATTGATCCGACGGCGCTTCATTTTGTTAAAGTTCCAGAAAATCATATTGTTATTGATTTTGATTTAGTAAATGAAGACGGCGAAAAAGACATTAATTTAAACCTAGAAGCCGCATCAAAATGGCCACCGACTTATACCGAACTAAGTAAAAGTGGAAAAGGCGTGCATCTTCACTATGAATATAGCGGTAATGTCGAAGAACTTGCATCAATTTATGATGTCGGGATTGAGGTAAAAACATTACTCGGAGATAGTTCTTTACGTCGAAGGCTTTCAAAAGCAAACACTTTAGATATTGCGACAATTAGTAGCGGACTGCCTAAAAAGGAAAAGCGAATGATCGATAATAAAAGTATTCAGAGCGAGAAGAGTTTGCGAGATTTAATCGAGCGTAATTTAAAAAAGGAAATTCATCCCGGAACAAAGCCGTCAGTCGACTTTATCTACAAAATTTTAGAGGATGCTTACAACAATGACTTGAGCTATAACGTTTTAGACTTAAAGCCAAAAATATTGTCGTTTGCTGCAAAAAGTACTAATCAAGCAACAGCCTGTATAAAGACTGTGCAGAGTATGCATTTTACTGGTAAAAATGATATGCCTGCTCCGACGAATGTGGACAATAAGCCAATCGTATTTTATGACGTTGAAGTTTATCCAAACTTATTTATTGTTTGTTGGAAATATAAAGACAGCGACACAGTTGTCCGAATGATTAACCCAACGCCGGCTGAAATAGAGGCTTTATTTTCGTTAAAGCTTGTCGGATTCAATAATCGTAGGTACGACAATCATATTCTATACGCTCGGTCACTAGGTTATACAAATCTGCAGTTGTACGACTTGTCTCAGAAAATAATTGTTGACAATAACTACAACGCAGCTTTCGGCGAAGCTTACAATCTATCTTATGCTGATATTTATGACTTTAGTTCAAAAAAGCAGGGCTTAAAAAAGTTTATGATTGAGCTTGGTATTAATCACATGGAAATGGATATTCCGTGGGATGCGCCAGTTCCTGAAGAACTTTGGTCTAAGGTCGAAGAATATTGTGTGAACGACGTTCTTGGCACAGAGCATGTTTTTAACTCGCGAAAAGAAGATTTTAAAGCTCGTGAAATTTTGGCAGAGTTGTCGGGTTTAACAATAAATCATACAACACAAAATCACACTGCTAAAATTATATTTGGGCAAGACAAAAATCCAAAAGACAGTTTTGTTTATACTGATCTTTCTACTATATTTGAGGGGTATAAATTTGATGGGAAAGAAAGTCTATACAGAGGAGAAATTGTTGGTGAGGGTGGCTATGTCTACGCCGAGCCTGGTTTCTACGAACATGTTACCGTTTTGGACGTGGCGTCTATGCATCCGACGAGTATCGAGCAACTTAATCTATTTGGCAAATACACAAAAAACTTTTCTGCCCTTAAAGAAGCACGCTTGGCAATTAAGCATAAAGACTACGATAGAGCCCGTGGTTTGCTTGACGGCAAGCTCGCTAAGTTTCTTAACGGTGCTGAAAGTGATGCCAAGAGTAGTGAGGATTTATCGTATGCTCTTAAGATCGTCATCAACATCGTCTATGGCCTCACAAGTGCCACATTTGATAGCATATTTAGAGACAACAGGAATAAAGACAATATCGTAGCAAAGCGTGGAGCTTTATTTATGATCGACCTGAAGCACGAGGTCCAATCTCGTGGGTTTAAGGTTGTTCATATTAAAACGGACTCAATCAAAATACCGAATGCTACACCAGAAATAATTGAATTTATATCTGAGTATGGCAAGAAGTTTGGGTACGAGTTTGAGCTTGAAGCGAACTATGACAAATTCTGTTTGGTCAACGATGCTGTTTATATTGCAAAAGAAGGCAGTAAATGGACAGCTGTTGGCGCTCAATTCCAACATAGCTATGTTATGAAATCTTTATTTACCAAAGAACCGCTAGAGTTCAACGACTTCTGTGAGGTCAAAAACGTAACTCAAGGCGCTATGTATTTAGATCCGTTAGACTCAGAAAATATAGATGACATGACACACGTCGGTAGAACCGGCAGTTTTGTCCCTGTAAAAAATAACGGCGGAAATCTTTGGCGAATTAAAGACGGTAAAAAATATGCTGTTACTGGAACTAAAGGCTACAGATGGATTGACCGCGAAATTGCAAAGAGTCGAAATATGACAGATTCTTTAGTTATAGATACTGATTATTTTGAGGATCTAGCAAAAGGCGCAATTGACACAATAAGTAAATTCTGTGATTTTGAGTATTTTACTTCGTAATCGCATAATCTACAACTCCTATAATGAGAGAATAGGAGATTTAAAGCGAGATGCTAGGGATTAGTTATGAAAAATAATTAGTCCCTAGCGTTTTGTTTTTTTATAAAAAGGAGAACAATGAGCGTTTTAAATTTAGAAAGTTATAACATGCCAGTTGTCATTTTTATTACCGACGCAACATATTCCATGGTCTGCACTCTTTCTGGTAAAGATTTGCCGCGAGAGATTGTCGACGAATATATGCGATTTGTCTGGACGAGCCCAAATAAATTTGAGTTCTTAACGGATGAGCAATACGAAGAAAAATATAATTACGCAGTTGATGCAGGGTACGTTATTTTTATAGCCTCGAGAGGATAATCATGAATTACGTTTTATTTGACCCAAGAAGAAACGAATATTTTAAAGGATATGAAGCATATCCGCCAGAAGATGAGTCAGACTATGTTAGTACTCGACTTAGCTTTTGCGATGTGCTAATAGATGCTATGCGCTTCGATTCAGAACGAGACGCGCTATATTATCTGTACAAAGAATACGGAATGGACTACACTCAATCTACTTTTTGTGTGATTTGTGTTCCGGATAAGTTATATGCTAAACTATTAAATCATCATATTGAAATGAGAGAAAGATATGCCTGAACCTAAGACATTTATGGTAGAAGATGCGCAGTTAATATTTAAAAACTTTGCGGGCAAGGAGGACAAGTACAATCGCGCTGGAGATCGAAACTTTAGCGTTATTTTGTCTACCGATGTTGCCGAGCAAATGGAAAAAGATGGTTGGAACGTTAAGTGGTTAAAGCCACGAGAGCCTGAAGACGAGCCGACGCCTTATATTTCTGTTGCTGTAAACTTTAAAAACCGTCCGCCTAGGATTTTTATGTTGACTTCAACTACTAGAACGCCAGTTAGTGAAGAGATGGTAGAAACTCTTGACTATGCTGATATCGCTATGGTTGACTTAATTGCTCGTGGATACGAGTGGGACGTTAACAACAAGCGGGGCATTAAGGCATATTTGCAGTCGATGTTCGTTACTATCGAAGAAGACGCACTTGAGCAAAAGTACGGCGGTCTATTGGCCGACGATGATGAAGAATAAAAAAGGAGAATAAAATGACCATTGAATACAATTCATATGTCCGAAAGCCTTTCCGGGTTGAGGCCATTGAAATTACTGAGGATAATATTGCGGAAATCGCTCCTCTTATCGGAGAGTTGCGCGAGAAGGATGACACCAGCAAGACAAAGTTTATTTATGTCGATCGCCGTTTGGTGCCTAATATCTGGCGCGTTTACCCCGGTTTCTTCATGACTAAGATGGGTGACAATATTCGTTGCTATTCTCGACGAGTGTTCCTTGAGCAGTTTGTTCTTGCGGACAATAGTGTTAACGAATGGTGCGATTATATCGAGTCTATCGGTCAGAAAGACGCCTCGCAGTAATTACAACGCTTATAATAGGAAGATGATAGAATAACAAAATTCTATAGAACATTAGTTCATAGTCTTTCTTTTTTTTGTCGACTAGGCGACATTAAACAGCTTTTAAGCCTAGTGCGTCCTGCCTGAAATATAGTAAGGCAGGGGTAAACTGAGACGGAGACTCAGCACGATTGTAACGGGACGCTGTTATATTCGGTTAAACAAAAAAGCGCTTACTTACGGGTGCACCGGTCCCAGGGCACACTGCTTAGAGTGGGGAAACTCTAGCTAAAGTAAGGACACTTATTTCGCGCAGTTTCGTGCGCATTTAAGTTAGAGACCTGAGTATGTCTCTATTAAACTGCTCACCCTCGCAACTAATAAGGAGATAATAATGACAGAGTATAAAGATGATCCAGAAAATGGCTTATTTCGCCACAAATGCGAAATGGATGGGTGCGAGAATCACATCATTTATGATGATGAACCGTACTGTTTTAAGCACTCTCCGGATGAAGGTTCTTCTGTCCGAGGATATTCTGCTTACGCCAAATTTATGTGGCCTAAAAAGCTATATTGATTTTCCTACCCCCCATAGGAAAACGACCTGAGTATGTCGCAAAACTGCTCACCCTCTTTTATATTTACTAACCAAGGAGACCGTAATGATAACAACCGATATAATTTTTACAGTTTTTAAAAAAGTAACTCCAACAAATAAAACATATTATTCGGTTAATCCGGAATATAATCCAGAATGCGCTGAAAAGATCGCACAAATAACACATTGTAATATGGCTGATGCAATAGACATTGCGAAGACCGTTTCTGAAGAACTTGAATTTCATTTAAACAACTCTAAAAAGTTTAAAGATGATATTATTAAAAGTATTTGGTTTGAACTCGAGCGTTTACCAGATGGCGAAGCAACCGACCAAGTCTTAATTGACTTTTTAAATCTTGTTACAAGAATGAACCGATAAAAACAAATAGGAGGGTAATATGGTAGAGCAAGTGGTAAAGTATTTATGTTTCTTCAATGATTGGTCCAGGTTTATGGACGGTATTCTTGAAGTTGGGGATGATTATAACGAGTACGATTTTGTGGACGTTGATCACGTTGACGATCCTAGCGAAAACGTATTGGATCCGTTTACCGAAGAAGAAGCCCGAAAGCACTTTGCAAATAAGGGTTACCCGAATGTTAGATTTATATATCTTTATCCTGGTGAAAACCTAGATAATGATATTTGATTTCCCATCTGCCAGGGAACGTCCCGAGTATGACGCTAAACTGCTTGTGCGCGCATGGATTGCCACATTATCTGAGATGTAGATAACACGTGTTATCATTTGCCGAGGCTTTTAAACCGACGCCACATATTCTTGGACTATGTTAGCAGGGGTTCAATTCCCCTGGCGCACGCCCCATATTAATAGGAGCTCGAACAGAAGTAGAGCACCGGAAAGGTAAAAATGGAAGACTGCGGACTTAATGGAGTTCGTTGCGAAATGATTACAGATTGGGACCTGACGGCTGTTTTAGCTACCGTTTTTATTGGTGTTTGCTTGATTATTGTGATTAAGCAAATTCGATCCGTTATCAAAAGCAACCGTCGATAGACAAAATTAGATTTATATGTCAAAATTTATTTGGCCCAAAAAACTGTACTGATGAAGGAGAGTTCATGGACTATTTTAATAAGTTCAATAAATTAGCGCATAAAAAATCTGGCCTTTTTATTGTTATATGTTACTTTGTGTTTATTGTAATTATTATTTGGAGTGTTAGTGCCGCAATGGCAGATTTTGGTAATGATAATGAAAAGCCAAATTTGCCGCCGATTGAGGTAAAGAGCATTTCTTTTAATCCAGTAACCACAAGTACAACTAGCACAACCACTACGACCACAACAATGCCGGATCTTTCTGGTGTTGACTGGACGGAGTTGGCTCGATCAACCTACGGCAAATGCGGTGAATATCACGATCTCGCTATTTCCGTGGGCTGGCCCGAGGAAGAATGGAAGTATTTACAGCAAGTTATTTGGCGCGAGTCAAGGTGCCAAACTGACGCTTGGAATGGGGCTGACGCCGGCCTCACTCAAATTAATAAAGTGCATTCAAAGTGGTTAGCTGACATGGGGTGGTCGCATCCCAACGATATGTTTTCAGCCCAGAATAATCTTACATTTGCTTTACGCTTATGGGAAACTTCTGGGTGGAAACCATGGCGTTTTTCAGGAACCACTTGGGGTGACTGATATTTACAGACCTGGGTATGTCTTAAAACTACCCGTTATGCCTGTGTAGCCCAGCGGCAGAGGCAGAGGACTTAAAATCCTTCAAGCGTGGGTTCGAATCCCACCACAGGTACTAAATATAAACCTGGCGAGATTACAACGCCTATAATAGAGATACCAAATAAGGAGGGTCTATGCGTGAGTTAAAATATTTACGAGGATTTCAAATTTTTACAAATGGTTTTTTTATTGGCTCTACTGTAACTGGATATTTTGCAATTAAACTCATTAAAAAGCGTTTTCATTCTTTTGCGGACGCCGTTACAACCTACAATACAAATTTAAGTATTATGCAAACTCGCGAAAAAGCTCTTATGGATTTACTCGAGCCTGTTATCGAACATCTAACTGAAGACGCAATTATTGCATATAATAATACTGTCGAGTTCTTAGAACTTGTCGAGTTCAATGATATTCGCAATCCATTTTAGTTCGCAAACTATACAATGCCTATAATAGGAAGTATTAACTTAATGGAGGAATAATGATAGTTGAAGCAGAAACAAGAGAAATTCTAAAGCGTTTTGTCAACGCTCTGAATGCTGAGATTGATCGAATTCAAACTAAAGTACGTAGCGAAAAATTGCTGCGCACTGAGTTGCTGAATTTGATGGATGACATTGAAGAGATGAAGGTGATGCTGGACGAGATCGAAATGAAATTGTTCAATTCAAGAGTTCATAGTTGATATTAAAAAGATTATCCGTGTGTAAAAGCACGGGTTTTCTTTTTTTTACCTTTATACCTAGCTCCTTTAGCTCAGTCGGTAGAGCAGCGGACTTTTAATCCGTTGGTCCAGGGTTCGAGCCCCTGAGGGAGCACGGAAATGAGCCAGTAACTCAGTGGTTAGAGTAGCATTCTTATAAAATGCAGGTCGCGGGTTCAATTCCCGTCTGGCTCACCAAACACGGGACGATAGCTCAGTCGGTTAGAGCGTGGCACTCATAATGCCTTGGTCGTGGGTTCAAGTCCCACTCGTCCCACTCGCAAAATAGACAACGTATATAATAGGAAGTAAACAACAAATTAATGGAGAATAATAATGAAGGATATCGAAAAAGTAAAAGAAGAGTTTCATTCAAAGAAAATTGAAGTGTATAAACTAATAGAGATTATGCGCGAAAAAGGTATAAGTGAAACGGATTTAGCTGGAATTGAGTCGAACTTATTTGACTTGAGTGTTTGTTTTAGATCCGTAACAGAATAAAGGATTAAGCCCCTTAAACAAGGGCTTTTTCTTTTTTGAAAGGAAGATCATGAACGGAAAAGATTTTGAAAAGATATTCTCAATTAGAGTTGATATGTGCAAAGCAACTTTGTTACGCAAAAGCGCAGAATATTCTAGTGAAAGCGATAAACTACATAACTTTAAAGTAGCAGCAGCACTACAGGGTTGTACGCCAGAACGCGCTCTTGGTGGATTTTTAGCAAAGCATGTTGTTTCAATATTTGATTTGATTAATAGCGAAACTCTTACGCCACAAGAAGTTTGGGATGAAAAGTTAGGAGACGCTTTAAACTATTTATTTTTGCTCGATGCGATAGTTCAAGAAGAACATCTCGCAGAATAGACAACGTATATAATAGGAAGTAAAAAATTTAATGGAGGAATGTAATGAAGAAAATACATAAAAATACGTTTAGTCACCAAATTAAAGAAGTGTTATGGTGGATTGAACGGAATACTTATGGTAAGAAAGAATACAAAAAAAATGTTGAATTTTTAAACGATCTTTACAAAAGATACGATATTAAAAAGGAGTTTAAATAAAACTCAAAAAGAATTACTCGTGTGTAAAAGCACGGGTTTTCTTTTTTGACCTTTATACTTTTGGAGAATCATGGAAAAAGAAAAAAACAAAAAGATAACAGTTTATTTTAAACTTTGGTGCGGGCACATTCAATTACATAAAATGGAAGGTGTCACACCGGGTCAAACTAGAATATATTGTAGGCAGTGTTCGGATTTGATTACTGTAGTAAAAAAGAGTCCAAGTAGATGGGATTAAATTATGGAACTTATGCCTCATCAAAAGAAGGCTATAGAGAATTTACGTAGCGGTAAAATTTTATATGGTGGGGTTGGAACTGGAAAATCTTTGACGGCTCTTGCATATTACATGAAAGCTGAGGCGCCAAAAGATATTTATGTTATAACAACCGCCAAAAAGCGTGATAGTCTGGAATGGGAACGCGAGGCCGCCAAACTGGGTATCGGCCCTCGAGTTGGCGCGACCGTTGCTGGACGTATATTCATCGACTCTTGGAATAACATATCTAAGTATGTCAAAATCGAAGATGCATTCTTTATTTTCGACGAGCAGCGTTTGGTCGGTAGCGGTGCATGGGTCAAATCATTTCTTAAGATAACCGGTAAGAACGAATGGATTTTGCTTACGGCTACGCCTGGCGATTCCTGGCTGGACTATATTCCAGTATTTATAGCAAATGGTTTATACAGAAACGCTACGGAATTTAAACGCGAGCATGTTATTTATGCGCCTTATGTAAACTTTCCTAAAGTAATGCGATACGTCGGAGAAGGTACGTTGGAAAAGTATAGAAACATGATTCTAGTCGAAATGCCATATTTAAAGCACACAACAAGACATATAAGCAATGTTGTTGTCGAGTACAATAAAGATAATTACAATAAGCTAATTCGAGAACGTTGGAATACTTTTGAAGACCAACCAATCAAAGATGTGGGTGAGTTATTTCGCTTGATGCGTAAAATTGTTAACACGGATCAGTCGCGTGTGGACGCGTTAGTCGATTTACTTAAAAAGCACCCCAAGATTATTGTATTTTATAACTTCGACTATGAGTTGGAAATCCTAAGAACTTTTCACTGGATGACCAAAGTAGCAGAATGGAACGGGCACAAAAAAGAGCCGATTCCGGATAATGATTCATGGATATATTTAGTTCAGTACACAGCTGGCGCAGAAGGATGGAACTGTATTGAGACCGATTGTATGGTATTTTGGAGTCTTTCGTACTCTTGGAAGAACTTTGAGCAAGCCCAAGGACGTATAGATAGACTAAATACACCGTTCAAAGATCTACATTATTACATATTAACATCGAATTCTAGCATAGATATTGCTGTGAAAAAAGCGCTAAAGAACAAGCAAATCTTCAATGAGATGCAATTTTATAAAGAAAGTATGGATTTAGTTGGTGTTTGACATAGTCTTTGACATGGCTAAAAACTATGGACTATCTGCGGTTTTGTTGATTTTCTGTACGTTTTTAGTCTTGTCAAACTATTTCTACAAATTCTTTTTATGTCATTAACATTATACTTACTATATACGCGGATGAGAAATAAGTATAATAGTATAATATATAAAAAGTTTTTCTAAGACAATTTATTTGACAAATGACACAGAAAGGGCAAATATGCAAACATTTGTTCCCGAAGGCCTTAACTTTGAATTGGGCTTTGAAAATTTAGACTACAAAAGACTTGGTAAACAAAGAGTGGAAGCCTGGCAAATATTAAATTCAATTCGTCGTATAGATAATTCGGGTAATCCGCTAATCTCCAGAGGGTGGATATCTCACCCGGCCACTAGAATGTGGAGCAACTATCCAAGAGCTCTGGCTCTTTACGGAATAATGTGTTGTGAAGAGTGGATTAATAGAGGATATAAAGATTCTTTATTTGACAGGTTTGTTAATGTTTATGAAAGTATGAAACATGAAAATCCGGAACCGCCGGCATTTTTAGACGACCTCATGGAATCACACAGATCGAACTTAATTAGAAAGTACCCGGAATACTACCAACCAATTTGGCCGAACACGCCAAATGATATTCCTTATCTATGGCCCGTATAGGAGAAGACAATGCAAAATTATACACCAAAAACAAGAGAACAGTTTGAAGTCTGGAGACAGATAAAAGATTTTTCAGATTATGATGTTAGTAATTTAGGAAATATAGCTAACAATAAAACAGATGTTATATTAGAAAAAAGTCTGACAAAGCAAGGTGGCGTTAAAGTTGGCTTAGTTAAAAACGGAAAGCAATATACAAGATCCGTTAAAGTTTTAGTTGCTAATACTTTCGTTGAAGGTAAGACTAATATATTCAACACTCCAATATTACTTAATGGTGATCAACTCGATTGCTCGGCCGATAATATTATGTGGCGCCCAAGATGGCATGCTTGGCACTACTCATATCAGTTTAATAATGTTAAAGATTTTTATCGAATAGGCCCAGTCTTAGAACTGGACGACAACGGCATTATTTTTTGCGCCTACAAAGATGTTGTTGAAGCTGGTATTGTAAACGGCGTTTTATTTTCTGACATTTGGAAATCCATACACATGAAAAGAAAAGTTTTCCCGACCGGACAGAATTTCACGCTTCACGATAAAGTATAAACGTGTTGATATTACAACGCATATAATAGAGATATGATGCTTTTTTAGCACATCTTATATTTTTTGCGAGGTCTATGTGAAAGAAAAAGACTATCAAGCCGGACTTATAAAACGGCTACATAAACGTTACAAAGATTGTGTTGTTATGAAAAACGATTCTGGATATATTCAAGGCATTCCGGATTTAACAATCTTACACAATGGTATGTGGGCTATGTTAGAAGTAAAGAAAGACTTTGATTCACATGTTCAACCGAATCAAGATTATTATATCGAAAAATTAGACGATATGTCTTTTGCCGCTTATATTTATCCGGGTAATGAATCAGAAGTAATAAAACTTCTTGATCAACATTTTGGAGGATGAATAATGAAAAAAGAAAAAATGGATTTAGAGAAAGCTTTAGAAATAAATGAAATCGATAAAGCTGAAATTAAAAAAATACATGAACACCCTAAAGGATGGGAACCGGCCATTGAATGGAATGGCTCGAGCGGCCATATTGTCGCGTTAGTTCCAGATGATAGAGAATTATATTCTAATTTATGGGACGAGTTAATAAAGGATTGGGGACTTGACCCCGAGTTGGTTGCAATAGATCAAAGTACAATTCAAATTCGTGGTTGGGACGCCAACGTCTCTGAGGGAATTGGTAAAGACAAACGAACATATGTTCGAAGAATGAAATACTATAAAGCCAATATAGTACTTCGTCAAAAAACAAATTTTGAAAAAGAATATGAAGAAATTCTTTTAGAAATTAAAAAAGCAAAATCTAAAAAAGTAGTAACTAACAATAGTCCATATGATTTGATTGTTTGTATAAGCGACTGGCAAATTGGTAAAGGCGAAAGCGATGGGTCTGCTGGATCCGTTGATCGAATTATAAATAGTCTAGTCAACTTAACACAACACATTAAAGATTTAAAAAAGTTAAATCGAAACCCTAGAACCATATATTTGGTTGGTATGGGCGATTTAGTTGAACAGTGCTCGGGGCATTATGCAATGCAAGCATTTCAAGTGGATTTAGATAGACGCGAACAAATGCGAGTCGTTCGCAGGCTACTTTTAGAATACGTAAATGAACTATATTCATTGTGTTCTAAGTTAGTACTGGTTGCTGTTCCTGGAAATCACGGAGAAAATAGATTAAACGGAAAAGCATTCACTAACTTTTCCGATAACGACGACTTGGCCGTATTTGAGCAAGTAACTGAAATAATACAAGCCAATAAAGAACGATACTCAAACGTTCACGTATATTTAACCAACAAATTATCTATGACTTTTTCAGCATGCCAAACCGAAACCGATATTGGTATAATTATTGGTGCTACGCACATGCATGCTGGACGGTCCGGAAAAGATCCAAGAGCTAAAGTTATGAATTGGTGGAAAGGTCATGCTTTAGGTCGAGGCGATGTGCATGATGCGGATATTTTAATAACAGGACATTATCATCATTTAATGATAGACGAATCTAGCGGAAGAACATGGTTTCAGTGCCCGGCACAAGATCCTGGTTCAGCTTGGTTCGAAGAAATGACCGGTCAACACAGTCCAAATGGTTTGTTGGTATTTTCCGTTAGTCATGAATTTGGCCAAAGAAAATGGGGCGACCTGAGAATATTGTAGAAACAAGGGGTTTTATGGAATTTGTTCGCAAGCCAGAGCTAGAAGGACAGCATGCATTTTTAAGTCCAAGTGGATATCACTGGATAAATTACTCACCCGAAAAGTTAAAAGATAGATTTACCGCAGCTATGGCTGCAAGACACGGAACTGAATTACATGCCTTTGCTCACGAAGCTGTTAAACTTGGGATTAAATTACCAAAAACTCAAAAAACATTAAACCTTTATGTTAATGACGTAATAGGCTATAAAATGTCTAGTGAAGTACCTCTTTATTATTCTGAAAATTGTTTTGGACATGCAGACGCTATATCTTTTAGAAACAATAAGCTTAGAATTAGCGATTTAAAAACTGGTGTAACAAAAGCATCACATATTCAGTTAGAGATATATGCTGCTTTATTTTGTTTACAGTATTCTGTTGATCCATATGATATAAGTATTGAATTAAGAATATATCAAAATGATGAAATAAGTTATTATGAGCCAAGCTCAGAACAAATTTCCATTATAATGGATAAAATTGTTGATTTCGATTTAAGAATAGAAGAGTTTAAACACGGAGGGTTTTAATGGAAATTAGTGAAGGATATTTAGCCCACTATGGGATTTTAAGACGTTCTGGTAGATATCCTTGGGGATCTTCAAGTAACCAATCAACTAGAAACCGAGATTTCTTAGAATATATAAAAGAACTAAGAAGAGAGTTAAACTACTCGGATGTTGAAATAGCTAAAGCTTTGGGTATATCTACAACGCAGCTTAGAGAAGCAACAACTATAGCCAGAAACGAGCAAAAACAATCAAAAATTGCGCTTGCTCAACGACTTCATGATAAAGGAATGTCTAATTCTGCAATAGGCCGACGAATGGGAATAAATGAGTCTTCCGTTCGAGCTTTATTAGCGCCCTCAGCAAAAGATAAAGCAGATATTTTAACTGCAGTCACTGGCAAGTTAAAAGAAGAAGTTGCAGAAAAAAAATATTTAGATGTCGGAACCGGAGCCGAACAATATATTGGTATCAGTGATACCAAATTCAAAGCAGCCATAGCCAAATTAAAAGAAGAAGGCTATAAAGTATATTTTGTTAAGTTTGTTCAATTGGGAACAGGTAAAGAAACCACTTACAAAATTCTTACTGCTCCAGGTGTCGGTTATTCTGAAGTTTATCAAAACCGATTCGACATCAAACAAATAGCTAGTTATTCTAACGATGGCGGAAGAACACTTCTCGGTATATTACCGCCAAAGTCAATCGATATAAATCGAGTTGGTATTCGCTACGCCGAAGAAGGCGGAAAAGACGCTGACGGAGTAATATATGTTCGTCCAGGCGTTGACGACGTTTCAATTGGCGGATCAATATACGCGCAAGTTAGAATACAAGTTAATGATACGCATTATATAAAAGGTATGGCTATGTATAAGGATGATCTGCCAGATGGTGTAGATTTACTCTTTAATACAAATAAAAGTAATACTGGAAATAAATTAGATGCATTGAAACCATTAAAAGATGATCCCGATAATCCGTTTGGAACTTTAATTTCTAGACAGATAGTTTCGGTCGATAAAAATGGGAAAGAAAATGTAACATCTGTTATGAATCTTGTTCGTGAAGAAGGTAGCTGGTCCGAATGGTCCAAGTCAATTTCTCCGCAAGTTTTATCTAAACAATCTCCAGTATTGGCTAAAACACAATTAGATATGACCTATGACATTAGGCAAAAAGAGTTAGAAAACATTTTATCTCTTACAAATCCAATTGTCAAACAAAAGCTTTTACTTGAATATGCAGAAGGTGTAGATGCTGCTGCTGTACATTTAAAGGCACAAGCTTTACCGCGACAAGCGACACACGTTATTTTACCAATAAACAGTCTTTCTGAAAAAGAAGTATATGCCCCAAACTATAAAAATGGAGAACGAGTTGTTTTAGTTCGTTATCCTCATGGAGGAATATTTGAAATTCCAGAGTTGATTGTTAATAATAAAAACGCTGAATCTAAAAAACTTTTAGGTAATGCCCCAGATGCTATTGGTATAAATTCAAAAGTTGCTGAGATTTTATCAGGAGCGGATTTCGACGGGGATACAGTTTTAGTTATTCCAAATAATCAAAACAAAATATCCGTAAAGAAGCCCCTTGAAGGATTAAAAGACTTTGATCCACAAAGAGCATATCCTGGTTATCCTGGTATGAAACGCATGTCAAATACTCAAACTGAAATGGGTAAAATTTCAAATTTAATTACAGACATGACACTTCAAGGTGCACCACTTAGCGAACTTGAGCGTGCTGTTCGCCATTCGATGGTTGTTATTGATGCTGAAAAACATAATTTAAATTATAAAGAATCAGCAAAAGTTAATGGTATAAAAGATTTAATGGATAAATACCAACCAGATGGTGGCGCTTCAACTATTATTTCCAGAGCAAAAGGTCAAATATATATACCTGAAAGACGAGAACGAAAAGCGTCTGAAGGTGGAGCTATAGATCCAAAGACTGGAGAAGTTGTATATGTTGAAACAGGTAGAGTTTCTAAAAAAACTGGTAAACCTGTAACGACAAAAGCTCAACGTTTAGCTGTTGTTGATGATGCATTTAAATTATCTTCTGGTACAACGATGGAGAATTTATATGCTGATCAATCGAACAGGCTTAAAAAGCTTGCCAATTCTGCTAGAAAAGAAGCAATAAATATTGGTAACATTAAATGGTCAGAGTCAGCTAAAAAGATATATGCTAAAGAAGTTGAAGAATTAAATATTCAATTAGCATTAGCTTATAGAAACCGCCCCCTTGAAAGACAAGCACAAGTTCTAGCTAATAATGTTATTAAACAAAAGCGGGATGCTGAGCCAAACATGCCTCCGGATAAGTTAAAGAAGATGAAAGCACAAGCATTAGAGCAGGCTAGAGCTCAAACTGGTGCTAAGAAAAGTCAAATAACTATTACTCCAGAGCAATGGCAAGCGATTCAAGAGGGCGCTATCTCCACCACTAAACTTAAAGAGATCATTGATAACGCCGACATGGACGTAGTCAGAGAACTAGCCACGCCAAGAGAAGCAAGATTAATGACAAACTCTAAGACATCTAGAGCTAGAGCAATGTTAAACTCAGGCTATACAAGAGCTGAAGTTGCCGAAGCTTTGGGTGTCTCTTTAAGTACATTGGATGAAGCAACGCTTAGTTAAAGTTAATGATTGGACTTAAAGTATACCGTATAAGTGTATAAGTTTAAAAGACCGACACACTTATACGGTATACTTTTTAATTAGAAAGGAGGCGCAATGATTAAAGCCATGTTAACAACAATAGACAATCCACACAATCCGTTTGACAACTTTAGAGCTTGGTACACTTGGGATGTTGCAGCAGGTTACTACTCTACCGCCCTCCTAGCCAAGATCATAACAACTTCAGATGAACTTAGTGAACAACAACAAAACGAAGCAAACACTTTAGCAATTGACGAAATAGTTAAAGAAAATGTTACAGGAATGTATAAAAAGATAACACGATTCATTCCTGACTAAATATTTTATTTTATTTTATTTTATTTTTGGTATAGGGGGGAGGGGTCCCGCAAAAGATACCCCCCTAATACATCGCCGGACCCTTATATTTTTCCCCGGGGGAAAAAAACCCACAATGTTTTCACTTTAGGAGGCACAATGAGCAATCAAGTAATCGTCCACAAAGGGCGAACTAATACTTTACTGGTCGATCTTGGCATTGATGTGTCGTCCGATACAATCACAAGCGAAATTCGATCGGAACCAAATGTCGATTCACCGCTGTTAGCAACATGGGTTGTTGCTTTTACAACTGACGGAACTGACGGGGAGTTGACATTTACGATTGATGATACGTTTACTTCGCAGATAACCGCGCAAAGCGGATACATGGATATCAAACGAGTGACCGGAGGAGAGCCTGTCCCCGTTTTTGATAAGCCTTTAGAAGTTGTCTTTAGAGGAACTGTTACCCAATGAGTGACATCAACGTTATTTCTCGAATGCAAAAGATTATTGTTGACGCGGCATCAAACTCAGTCAGCATAATTAACATAGGCCCGCAAGGCCCAGGCTTTTGGCAAAACGGAGTTACTTATACTGTATCTGGAGGAACGTCTGGAACACAACCAACGTTTTCTGGAGCGCCACTTTTTAGCGGAAAGTACATTCAATTAGGTCAACTAATTTACTTTCAGATTAATGTTTTATTCACAAACATTACATCTTTTGGTACTGGGCAGTATTACTTAACAATTCCTTTTGATACAGAATCTGGATTTATGACCAGAAGCGGTTGTTTACATGATGCATCGACTAGCAAGCAATATTCAATTGCTGGGCACGTTAACCCAAATTCAAACACTATGTATTTAAGTTACACCGGATCAAATGGCCACGATGAAGAATTTGATGACAACTCTCCAGTAAGCCTAACCACAAGTGATAGCTTTCATATTAGTGGATGGTACTTAAAAGTAAACAACAACTAAGTTAGGAGATGTATGACGCAGCAGGCAAATATTGTAGCCGGAACACAAAAAGTTATTGTCGTGCCGAATACACAAAAAGTTCAAGTTATTGGCGTTGGCCAAGGTCCCGCAGGACCTCAAGGACCAGAAGGCGATATTGGACCTCAAGGACCAACTGGGCCGACTGGACCACAAGGTCTTCAAGGAATTCAAGGCGATCCTGGTCCAACTGGAGCTACCGGACCAACCGGACCGCAAGGACTTCAAGGTCTGCAAGGTGATCCCGGTCCAACTGGAGCCACAGGCCCAATAGGAGCTACTGGACCAACCGGACCGCAAGGAATTCAAGGTGATCCCGGTCCAACTGGAGCTACTGGACCAATGGGTCCGACTGGGCCGCAAGGGCTTCAAGGAATTCAAGGCGATCCGGGTCCAACAGGACCACAAGGACCTCAGGGGATTCAGGGAATACAAGGCGATCCCGGACCAATTGGCGCTACTGGCGCAACTGGAGCTACCGGAGCTACTGGCGCAACCGGCCCAGGTGTTGCTGCGGGCGGAACAGCAAATCAAGTTTTAGCTAAAATAGACTCTACCGACTATAACACTCAGTGGGTCACAGCTGTATCTTTAGCCGCAAACAATCTTTTTACAGGATTAAATCAGTTTCAAAACACCAATGGTATTCAAACTTGGGTCTCTGCGTCAACGCAAGATGGGGTTAATATTATTGGACGAAATGGTGGAACTGGATCTTGGCGAGTTACATTAACACCAACAACTTTATCTGCAAATAGAACGCTAACTCTTCCTAATGCTTCTGGCACAGTAATTACAACCGGAAATCTTTCAAGCATCACTAGTGTTGGAACTTTAACTAGTTTAACATCTAGCGGAACTATTAGCGGACAAATAATAATTGGCGATGATACAAACTCGCCAGCTATTTCTTTACGTGGATGGCCCACAGATTCAAACTGGGCTTCGGTAGACTCCAATCGAGGATATTTATTATTAGGCCATGGTTCAACAACTGGAGGAATATATCTTAGATCATACTCAACCGCAACTTCTGTTAGAATCGGTGCAAACGGTCAAGACACACTAGTTGCCGGGTATAATACGTCTTACGGTTTATATAGTGTAACAATTGATGGGTTAGCGTTTTGCAATAACTGGTGGCGTAGTACTGGACAATCTGGCTGGTATAACGAAACTTATGGCGGCGGAATATGGATGAACGACACAACTTGGGTACGCGTTTATAATAGGCGCTTTATTGCTGAATTTGGTTTAAACGTCGGAGGAACAACCAATAATGCAAACCTAAACGTTGTCGGTGGAACCGCTTGGTTTAGTGCTATGTCGGCAGGCGGTGGAGCATATGTTGTTAATAACTTTGGATTTTTGCAGTATATATCATCGCGCAGAGAACTTAAAGAAAACATAGTATCCATTGACTCCGGTCAAGCCCTAACACGCATCTGTTCTTTAAGGCCGGTAGAGTTTACAATGAAACCCGAATATGTCATAAACGCAAGCGAACTAACACCATTAGATATTAAAAGAGGATTTATTGCTCAGGAAGTAGCAGAAGTCGATCATTGGTACGGTCAGTGGGGATGGGTTGATGAAGATCAAATAATGAAAACACAAGATGCTATTGACGGAGTTTTACCATTAGATGAAGCCACACCAATTTATTGGAATCATGATGCTATGATTGCCGATCTTGTGGCAAGTGTCCAAGTTTTAAACAGTAGAATTAACATATTGGAGAATAAGTGAACGAACAACAGTTAGACGCAAACAAAGTCATTGAGTCTCTCATACGACAAGTTGCTGAATATGCCCAAAAAGTTGCAATGCTAGAAGCATATATTGCGCAAAACTCAGGTCAAGAGCCGGCAAAATCTAACAATATATAATTTAGAAAGGAGATTAAGTGGCTACTAGTAAAAGAAAGCGTCGTCCTGCGACAACTCCTGAAGCTAGAGAAAACCAATTGATTTCCTCAGCTATAGATTTAGCAGAACGGCAACTTCAAGATGGAACTGCCTCGTCGCAGGTGATTACGCACTATCTAAAACTTGGTTCTACGCGCGAAAAGTTGGAACAAGAAAGATTAGAAGCTGAAAACGCAGTGCTTAAAGCTCGAGTTGAGTCGATGGCTTCGGGTAAAAGAATCGAAGAATTGTACGAAGCCGCACTCAATGCTATGCGAAATTATTCCGGGCAAAGCGTTGATGATGAAGAGTTTGATTTTGATGATTAGAACATATTCTGATTTAAATTCATTAGATACTTTTGAAGATCGATACAACTATTTAAGATTAAATGGCGAAGTCGGTAGAGAAACTTTTGGTTTTGACCGATATTTAAATCAAAACTTTTATCAGTCTAGTGATTGGAAAAGAGCTAGGCGAGCTGTAATAATTAGAGACGCTTCATGCGATCTTGGAATACCAGGGCACGAAATAAATTCTGGGTTGATTGTCCATCATATGAATCCTATGACATCGGAAGATATTATTCATGGTGAATCATGGATTTTTGACCCAGAATTTTTAATTTGTGTTACCGAAAGAACGCATAATGCAATACATTATGGCGACGAAAGTTTATTAAGAATCCGTTTTAACGAACGAAAGCCGAAGGATACAAAACTATGGTGAAAGATTTCTCTAGCTTCTTTCAAAACTACCGAGAAGAGCTTAACAAATTAAAACTTGCTCCGGCAGAGCAGGAGTTTGCTAATACATTGGACTATATTGCTGAAAAGTACGGTAAGTTATCAGATAATGATAACAACGGAATTTGGGTTGGCTATGTTCCACCCGAAAAGAATGACAATTTAAAAATTGGAGTTGTTTGCGGAAACTGTTATTTTTATGAAGGCGAAAATGTTTGCCGAATCATACAAAATCAAGTAAATGTAAACGGCTACTGTCGCTTAGCGGCTATTTACCCTGGACTAGTATCAAAGTCCTAACAATAAAAGGAGTACTTCGTGGAACAAAGCATTTTGAAAAGTACAAAAAAAATGTTGGGATTAGATGCTAGTTATACTGCATTTGATTTAGATGTACTCACTAACATAAACATAACTTTTTCAAACTTAACGCAAATCGGAATCTTACCGGACAATGGATTTGCAATTTCTGACGATACAACTAACTGGGCGGCATTAGGTTTATCGGTTCCGTTACTTAGTATGGTAAAAAGCTATGTTTATTTGAAAGTTAGAATGTTATTTGATCCGCCCACAACCTCGTTTTTATTAAAAGCGTATGAAGATCAAATTAAAGAGTACGAGTGGCGTTTAAGAGTTTTAAAAGAATACGAAAGTTGAGTTTAAACAATGACTTTAAAAACAGAAGACTATCAATACTTTTTAGAACGTTTAGCTTTTCATATTGAAAACGACGATTCAATAGAGCATGCCGGTGTTAAAGGTATGAAATGGGGCGTTCGTCGATCTGAAAGTCAACTTAGAGCGGCAAATTTAAAACGAATGGGCCCTTCAAAACTAGAAGTAAAAATAAAAACAGGTGAAACCTTAAGTCTCGAAAATCAAACTCCGTCAAATTTTAACAAAGCACTTGCTCGAGTTTCAAAAAACTATGCCGAATCTTATAACAAAGGCGCCGCTTTTTCAATTAAAAACTCAGAGGGTAAAAAAGTTGGTTTTGGCAGCATGAACTTAAAAGAAGACGGTAATCTTTATTTAAACTTTATAACCATTTCTAAAAGTGAACGAGGAAAAGGTTATGCGTCTGCCTGTTTAAAAGCTGCAGAAGAGTTTGGTAAAGCTACAGGAGCTAAAAAAATGACTCTTGAAGTTCCTGGTGATGCTCCAGATGCTAGACATATTTACGAAAAAATGGGCTTTAAAGTAACAAAAGAGGCAACAAAAGAAGAGATAGCAAATGACCCAATTTGGGGTGGTCTTACTGAAATGGAATATGTATTTAAAGAAGTAAAACAATCCAGTCTAAAACATTCAGAAGATTCAATATCTTTTAGAACGAGTAAGTGGGATCGGTTTGATCCCGACTTTGCTGAGATGATCCGAACAAAGCACCCAGACATTTGGGCTTTAGGCGGAAACATTAAAGGTAATGATCAGTATAGAAAACTGTATCCAATAACGAAAAGAAATGGTGTTCCAAATTCTGAAATGGAAGTTAATGCGCTAAAGCTTAGAGAAGCTTGGGTTGCTAGACACTATAAAGACTTTAGAATCGCCGGAGTCATAGCCCAAATAAAATGGTTAGCTGTAGGAAGCCGAGGTGAACAGTACATGAAAAATTTAGTAAAAGAAGAGATTTTAAAAAGGTCTGAAGTTAAGCAATCAGACGATATGTCTATCGAAGAAGCACTCGTTCACGCGGGTGTAAAAGGTATGAGGTGGGGCGTACGCAAGTCTTCTAGAAAGCAGGCTGCTCAGCGAACTACTTATAAAAAAGGACCTAAATCGTTATCCGATGCTGAGTTAAGGCGTCGCGTTAATCGAATGGAAACTGAAAAAAGGTATGTCGATTTAAATCCAACTACCGCAAAAAGTCAAGCTGGAAAAAAATTTGCTAGTAAAGTTTTAAGCGAAAGCGGTTCAAAGGTTGCAGCAGTTGTTGTTGGAGCCGGACTTGGTGTTGCTGGCGCAGCAATTAAAAGTAAAATGTCGGGATAAAAGTATGAAAGGAGAAAAAGTTGGCATTATCAAATACAGCTACTCCTAAATACTATGCTGAATTTAGAGACTCGGTTCTTTCGGGTAAAACCATAGTAAATAAAGAAATTTCTATGGAAATGAATAGAATAGATGACCTAATTCGAGACCCAAATATATATTACGACGATGATGCGGTCAATGGTTTTATTAAATATTGTGAAAACGAATTGACACTAACCGACGGAACAGATTTACATTTGTTAGACACATTTAAATTGTGGGCCGAACAGATTTTTGGTTGGTACTATTTCGTAGACCGAAACGTATACGATCCAAGTGCATACCATGGAAAAGGTGGATTTGTTTTAAAGACGGTTAAAAAGCGTTTGACAACTAAACAATATTTAATTATTGCGCGAGGTGCAGCAAAGTCAATGTATGCTTCTTGTATTCAATCATATTTCTTAAACGTTGACACGCAAACCACGCATCAAATAACTACTTCTCCGACAATGAAACAAGCTGAAGAAGTAATGTCGCCTATAAGAACGGCTATTACTAGAGCTCGAGGTCCTTTGTTTAAATTTTTAACAGAAGGATCGATTCAAAACACAACGGGCTCTAGAGCTCAGCGTGTAAAGCTGGCTTCAACTAAAAAAGGCATTGAAAACTTTTTAACCGGTTCGCTACTTGAAATTCGCCCAATGTCAATTAACAAACTTCAAGGTTTGCGACCAAAAGTATCAACAGTAGACGAGTGGCTTTCTGGGGATATTCGGGAAGATGTCGTCGGCGCAATAGAGCAAGGCGCGTCAAAGTTAGATGACTATTTAATTCTAGCTATTAGTTCAGAAGGAACTGTTCGTAACGGTTCCGGCGATACTATAAAAATGGAATTAAATAAAATTCTAAAAGGCGAATACCAAGCTCCGCATGTTTCTATTTGGTACTACAAATTAGACGCCATCGAAGAAGTAGGCGATCCAGCTATGTGGATTAAAGCCAATCCAAATTTGGGAAGAACCGTAACTTATGATGTTTATCACTTAGACGTTGAAAGAGCTGAAAAAGCTCCGGCGGCAAGAAACGACATATTAGCAAAACGGTTTGGAATACCAATGGAAGGCTATACGTATTTCTTTACTTATGAAGAAACACTTCCGCATGCCCCTAGAGAATTCTGGCAAATGCCGTGTGCTTTAGGTGCTGACTTATCGCAAGGCGATGACTTTTGTGCTTTTACATTTTTATTTCCATTTCAAAACTACTCTTTTGGTATAAAAACAGTTAGTTATATAACATCTTTAACGTTAATGAAGCTCCCGGCCGCTATGCGTCATAAATACGAGCAATTTATCAGCGAGGGCAGCCTCCATGTTCTTGAAGGAACTGTTTTAGATATGATGGAAGTTTACGACGATCTGGATCAAGTTATTATGGCCAATGGGTATGACGTTCGTTGCTTCGGGTATGACCCTTATAATGCAAAAGAATTTGTTACTAGGTGGGAATCTGAAAACGGGCCTTACGGAATTCAAAAAGTAATTCAGGGCGCAAAAACTGAATCTGTACCTTTAGGCGAAATAAAAATTCTTTCCGAAGAACGAAAACTTATATTTGACCAAGAACTAATGTCATTCGCAATGGGTAACGCAGTCACTTTAGAAGATACAAACGGTAATCGTAAACTTTTAAAGAAACGAAGCGAAGAAAAGATAGATAACGTTGCAGCATTGCTTGATGCATATGTTGCTTATAAACTTCATAAAGAAGCATTTGAATAGGAGATAAAATGTTTGAAAACAAAGACGATATAGAGTTAGCTTTAAATAACTTAGAACACGCTGGTGTAAAAGGTATGAAATGGGGTAAGCGTAAAGCCTCTTCTCCTACAGAAGGCATGTCTAGAAAAGAACGAAATCAAGCGATACGAGACGCTCAAAAAAATGTTTACCAAACCGCACAAGATGTTGTTGACTTACGCAGAGCAAAATTAACAGCATCCAGTAAAAGCGGGCAAGATTATATTAGTAAAAATTTAGCGGCTAAAGAAAAACAATTTAAAGACGAAGGTAATTTAGCTCGTAAAAGCACCACAGGACAAAAGTTTGCTACAGCGGCAATGCTTGGGTTATTAGGTGCAAGCGTATACGTACGTTCTCAATAATTATTATAAAAACCAAAGGAGGTGACGATATTTGGCTATTTTAGATAGAATAAAACGAGCATTTAATGCTTTTAGCACATATGAAAAAGAAGAGTTTGATTACAATATCGGACCAGTAAGCACTTATCGTCCTGATCGTGTTCGACATTTATTTTACAATGATAGGTCAATTATAACGGCAATTTATACGCGAATTGCAATTGACGTTTCAAATATTAAAATCAAGCATGTTTATGTTGATGAAATTGGTCGCTATTCAAAAGATGTTGAGAGTTCTTTAAATGACTGTCTGACTTTAGAAGCAAATATTGACCAAGCGCCAAGAGCATTTCGTCAAGATTTAATTATGACTCTTTTTGATAAAGGTGTTGCGGCTATTGTTCCTGTTGATACCGGGTCAAACCCGAACACAAATCAAAGCTTTGATATTTATACTCTTCGTGTCGGAGAAATAACGCAATGGTATCCAAAGCATGTCAGAGTTAGTGTTTATAATGAAGCTAAAGGTATGCGCGAAGAAATAACTTTGCCAAAAAGGTATGTCGCTATAGTTGAAAATCCTTTATATTCGGTGATGAATGAACCAAACTCAACGCTTCAAAGACTACTTCGTAAACTAACACTTTTAGATACCGTTGATGAACAATCAAGTTCTGGAAAATTAGATTTAATTATTCAGTTACCATACACTATAAAAACTGAAGCTCGAAAGCAGCAAGCAGAGGCTCGACGAGCAGATATTGAGTTTCAGTTGAAAGGCAGCCAATACGGTATTGCTTATACTGATGGTACTGAAAAAATTACGCAGCTAAACCGACCTGCTGAAAACAATTTATTAAAGCAAGTTGAATATTTAACCCAAATGCTTTATGGTCAACTTGGAATTACGGAAGCTATAATGAATGGAACTGCTGACGAAAAATCAATGTTAAACTATTTTAATAGAACTATTTATCCTATTATTGAGTCGGTTGTTGAAGCAATGCAACGAGCATTTGTTGTATCGGCAGATATTAATAAACCGGAAAAAATAAAATACTTTAGAGATCCATTCCAGTTGGTTCCTCTTATTGACATTGCTAGCGTTGCTGATATATTCTCTAGAAATGAAATATTAACAGCTAACGAGATTCGTGGATATATGGGAATTCCGCCTGCAGCAGACCCCAAAGCAGATGAGTTGACAAATAGTAATATGCCTCAACCATCGCAACAAGATACAACTCCAGTCGGTCAAATGACTTTACCACCAATAGAACCCGATACAACTCCAGTTGGTCAAATGGTTTTACCGCCGATGGGCACTAGTGGTGCATAATGAAACCAGTTCTTGTTATTTGGCACGATGCTCATGCCGCATGTCAAGGCTGGGAGTATTTAGATGATTTGGAAGATGATGGCGATTACGTTGTTAAGTCAATTGGATATTTAATTGATTCTAAAAAACATGGTAAAAAAAAGCATATTTCAATAGCGCAGTCGCTTAGCGAACATGATTGCGTTGACTCCATTCTCCATATTCCAAAAGCAATGGTTCAAAAAATAATCAATCTCACAGAAGAGCAACCGACTATCAAAGATAAAATAGTCTTAAACTTAACAGAAAGGAATAAAAATGGTTAAGCATGATTTTAGTGGCTATGCTACTAAAGCCGGCTTACGCTGTACGGATGGGCGGACTATTATGCCTGGCGCTTTTAAGCACCAAGATCAGGCTAAAGTTCCGTTAGTTTGGCAGCACGGCCACAATGACCCAGAAAATGTCCTTGGGCACGCTATTCTCGAAAATCGAGAAGATGGCGTTTATGCTTATGGATATTTCAATAGCTCGGCAAAAGCTGCTCATGCTAAAAGTTTATTAGAGCATGGCGATATTAATATGTTGTCGATCTGGGCTAACGAGTTAATTGAGAAAGCCGGTCGTGTTCTTCACGGGGCTATTCGAGAAGTTAGTCTTGTTTTATCCGGAGCAAATCCTGGAGCTGTTATCGAAAGCGTGACTCTTCGTCACTCCGATGGCATGCACACCGAGCTTGATGATGAAGCAATTATTTATACGGGATTAGAGCTGGAGCATTCTGTTTCTGAAAATGAGTCAGATATTCTTCATGCCGTAGCGAAAGTAGACGAAAAAATGGCCGATAAAGAAATGACCATCGAAGACATTTATAATTCAATGACTGAAGAGCAGAAAAATGTTGTTCACTTTTTAATTGGCGAAGCACTTGCTTCAGCCGAAGGTGAAATGGCGCAGAGTAATTTAGATGATAATGCAACCGCGCAGGAAGTTTACGACTCTTTAAATGATCAGCAGAAAGAGCTTGTTGATGCTCTTTTTGAGGAAGCAAAACAAATTAATCATTCAAACACGAAAGGTGAAGAAGACATGACCCGCAATATTTTCGAAAACAACGAAAACAAGAATACCATTTCCCACGAGGATCTTCGTGGAATTGTTGCTGATGCTACTAAGAACGGGTCTTTAAAAGATGCCGTTGAGACGTATGCTTTGGCTCACGGAATCACTGACATTGATCAGCTTTTCCCCGAGGCCACCGCTATCGACAACGTTCCCGAGTGGCTTAAGCGCCGCACCGAGTGGGTTTCGAAGTTGCTTGGCGATGCCCGCAAGAGCCCGTTCAGCCGCATTAAGACCCTCCACGCCGACATCACGCTCGACGAGGCCCGTGCTAAGGGTTACGTGACCGGTGCTTTGAAGAAAGAAGAGTTCTTCGGAGTTTCGAAGCGTATCACGACCCCCACGACCATCTACAAGAAGCAGAAGCTTGACCGTGACGACATGATCGACATCACCGATTTTGACGTCGTTTCTTGGTTGAAGTCCGAGATGCGTTTAATGCTGGACGAGGAAATTGCTCGTGCGGTGCTTATCGGAGACGGTCGCGACGTTTCGCATGAGGACAAGATCAACGAGGGTAATATCCGTCCCATCGCTAAGGATCACGAGCTTTATGCCACTACCATTAACGTCAACCTTGGCGACGCTAACTCGTCTGCTCAGGAAATCGTTGACTCGATTGTAACCAACCGCAAGCACTACAAGGGCACCGGAACGCCGACGATGTACACCACTGAGACCTACATCGCCCAGTTCCTCCTGTTGAAGGACACCCTTGGCCGTCGAATCTACAAGGATTTGTCGGAGCTTGCTGCTGAGCTTCGCGTTGCTGAGATTGTTCCGGTTGAGGTCATGGAGGAGGAGGCCGATCTGGTCGCCATCATCGTGAACCCGCAGGACTACGTTCTTGGTGCCGACAAGGGTGGCGCAATCTCGATGTTTGACGACTTCGACATTGACTACAACCAGCACAAGTACCTCATCGAGACCCGTCTTTGCGGAGCTCTCGTTAAGATGAAGTCCGCTTTGGTTGTTAAGAAAGTTGCTTCTAGCGCCGTTCTGGTTTCTCCTGAGGCTCCGTCGTTCGACGGCGTCGATGAGATCACCATTCCGACTCAGACTGGCGTTCGCTACCTGAAGAACGGTGTGGTTGTGACTGGTACCGTTGTCATCACGGCAACGACCACCATTTACGCTGAGCCGACGTCGGGCTACTACTTCGCAACCAGCGAGGACGACAGCTGGACTTTTAGCCCCGCTAACTGATTTTAAAGGAAAAACCGATGGCTAAATTCTATGGAGAAGTTGGCTATGGAAATACAATTGAAGACCCTGCAAACTCAGGTATTTGGAAAGACACCATAACTGAAATTTCGTATTTTGGAGATGTTGTTAAAAATACTGCAAAGTTTGAAAAAGCAGAGTACTTAAATAATGATATTTCCGTTGGCAACTCTATAAGTATTATTGCGGATCAGCATGCCATCGAGCATTTCTTTAAGATTAAATATGTAAGATGGGCGGGGGTTTTATGGACTGTTACAAACGTAGAAGTCCAAAGCCCCCGCCTAATCTTATCTTTAGGAAGTGTATATAATGGCCCCACGACTTGAACTGCACGCAATATTAGTTAATATTTTGGGCTCTAATAATGTATATTTTCAACCACCCGCATCAATTCAGTTACAGTATCCCTGCATTGTTTATAAAAGGGATAACGGTGTAACATTACACGCAGATGATAAACCATACATGCTGAGTACAAGATATCAGATAACTGTTATTGATAGAAATCCTGATAGCGAAATTCCGGCAGCAATTGGCGCACTTCCTATGTGCATATTTGATCGGTTTTATACAGCTGATAATTTAAATCACGACGTTTACAAACTATATTTCTAAAAGGAGACCAATTATGGCAACTTTATATTGGGACCAGTCAGGCGAGCGTTTCTTTGAAACTGGCGTCGACAAAGGGGTCCTTTACTTACCCAACACGGCGGGCGCTTACACCAATGGCGTTGCTTGGAACGGACTGACTAGCGTTACTGAGTCTCCGACCGGAGCAGAGCCTAACGCTATGTACGCCGACAACATTAAGTACCTCAACATGTACTCGGCTGAAGAGTTCGGTGCAACCCTTGAGGCTTACACGTACCCCGACGAGTTTGCTCAGTTTGACGGATTAGCAACGCCTTACAGCGGTGTTACTGTCGGACAGCAGTCGCGCAAGCGTTTCGGTCTTTCATACCGGACTCGTTTGGGTAATGACATTGACGGCGATGACCTTGGCTACAAGCTGCACCTAATCTACGGATGTCAGGCAAGCCCCTCGGAAAAGGCGTACAACACGGTTAATGATTCGCCTGAGGCGATTACGTTCAGCTGGGAGATTGCAACCACTCCGGTTTCGGTCACTGGTTATAAGCCGACTTCGATTCTGACGGTCGACTCAACCAAGGTGGATTCAACTGCTCTTGGTACTTTGGAGAACTTCTTATACGGTACCGCTGGAACCAATCCCAGCCTTCCTTTACCGGATGCCGTGTTAGCATTGTTCTCCGGAACTGCCGTTAGCGTCACCCCTGCAACGCCGTCGTTCAATGGTACTGACACCATTACCATTCCTTCGGTTACTGGTGTTACCTACTATGACGGTATGACCGCGCTTGAAGCTGGTGCTTATGTCATTACCGAGAACACCATTATCACCGCTCAGCCCAATACTGGATACTACTTCCCGGCCGGCGTTGACGATGACTGGTTGTACATTTACAACTGATTAATTTAAGATAGGAGACCAGAGAATGCTTACAATAATTATCAAAGGCGACGAATTCTTTAACGAATCAACTGAAGAGTTTGAATCGCAAGACGACGTTGTTTTAAAACTTGAGCATTCTCTGGTCTCACTGTCAAAATGGGAGTCAGAATTTGAAAAACCTTTTTTGAACAATGACAAAAAAACACCAGAAGAAATTTATGGTTATATAAAAGCTATGATAATTGATGAATGTTCTAATGAAATTCTTTTAAGACTATCAAATCAAAACATTCAAGAAATAAATGAGTACATAGACGCTAAAAGATCGGCAACAACTTTTGGTGTTATGCCAGAAAAACGAGGTAAAGCAGAAGTAATAACATCTGAATTAATTTATTATTGGATGGTTACTTTTAACATACCGTTTGAATGCGAAACTTGGCATTTAAATAGACTTTTTGCATTGATTAGAATTTGTAACTTGAAAAATTCTACGCCTAAAAAAATGTCTAAAAACGAAATCGCAATGCGAAATCGTGAATTAAACGCAAAAAGAAAAGCGGAATTACAAACACGCGGATAAAAGAAAGGACATACTATGACAGCTATTGCTTGGCACGAAGTCGGTTCAAAATTTTATGAAGCTGGACTAGATCGCGCCGTTCTCTACGTTGAAGACAATAATGGTGTTCCGTGGAACGGTTTAATTAGTGTGTCCGAAAAAAACGACACTAAAGTAGAACCTCTATACTTTAACGCCACAAAGTTTAACGACTTAGTTACTTTGGGTGATTATTCAGGAAGTATATCTGCATTTACATATCCAGATGAATTTTTAGTATGTGAGGGTATTGTGGAAGATCAAGAGGGTTTATATTTAACCGATCAACCACTAAAAAGATTTCACCTTTGCTATAGAACTTTAATTGGCGAAGACGATAACAATTTTAGTAGTGGTTATAAAATTCATATACTTTATAACTTAACCGCTACACCCGCAGATAAAGTGCGAAAAACTTTATCCTTAAACTCTATCCCAGATGAGTTTTCTTGGGATGTTACTAGTATTCCAGAAGTTATAGAAGGCCATAGGCCATCTTCTCATTTAATAATTGACAGTAGAAAAATAGACCCTTGGTTACTATTAGATATTGAAGATGTTTTATATGGAAATAATGAAAGAGAACCGTCACTACCGTCAATGAAGTCTTTAACCACATTTATTAGAAAGTGGGATAGATTAATAATTGTTGACAATGGCGATGGAACTTGGTCAGCTATCTCAGCTAGAGACGGAATCATAAATGAAATTTCAGAAACTGAATATACAATTGAGTCCGACGATATTGTGTATTTAAACGGAACAACTTATACCATTAGTAGTTCAAATAAAAATGAGGAGGATCTCTGATGGCAACAGTAACAGTTTTTACAGCGTCAAGAATGGCGGCAATTGAAGCCGCTTCAATTGTTAGCGGAACCGTCGATGTAAATGGCGATTTAATTTTAACAAAACATGATAACACTACAATTAATGCTGGAAGTGTTATTGGCCCAGTCGGACCGGAGGGTCCTGTTGGTGAAGTAACGCAAGCCGAATTAGAAGCAGCAATTGCTGCAGCTCATGCTGACGGTGCAATTACCGAAGCACAGTTAGCATCTGGTGCCGTAACCGCAATTAAAATTGGGACCGGAGCAGTAACAACAGTTAAAGTTCTTGATGGGAATATTACTGCCGATAAACTGGCAAGCAACTCCGTGACGGCAATTAAAATTGTTGATGCTAATGTTACCGCTAATAAACTTGCAAATAACTCAGTGACGACATCAAAAATTGCAGATTTAAATGTAACTAATACTAAGATTGCCGATGCAGCAATTACAAACGCTAAAATTTCAAACAGTGCAGCTATTGAATTAAGTAAACTTGCAACGACTGGTACAATTACAGCAACAACTTTTAGCGGCAGTGGCGCATCCCTAACAAACATTCCAAATAGTGCAACAACGGCAACCTCAGACAATACAAGTTCGGCAATCGTTGCAAGAGACATAAATAGTTCTTTTAACGCACGAACTGGTTATTTTCAAGGCGGCTATTTAGGCGGGATTGATTACACTAAAGCAATAACCGCTGGAGACGCTGGTTCTATTACAACCAATGGTGATGGTGTCATCCGAATTGGTAAATACACCGTTAATGTAACGGGTATGACTATCAACCAACAAGGTGGTAGTGGAACTGCGTATCACATTTCTTTTTATAGGAATGGAAACAATGTCGGTTCAATTTCAGAAAACGGAGCAAATACTTCATACAATACAGCTTCCGATTATCGTTTAAAAGAAAACGTCAAAAGTTTAGAGGGTGCACTTGCTGCAATTGAAGCATTAAGCCCTAAGACTTACAACTTTATAACAACCCCTGAAATTACCCAAGACGGGTTTCTTGCGCATGAGTTAAAATCAATTGTTCCATATGCAGTTATAGGTGAAAAAGATGAGCTGGATGATCAAGGTAACATAAAACCACAGCAAGTCGACTATTCAAAATTAACAGCGTTACTTGTCGGCGCAATTCAAGAATTGTCTACTCGCGTTAAAGAATTAGAACAGAATTAATAGTAATTTATAACTGTAAAGTCAAAATGGTAGTAAAACACTTTAAAACTAAGGAGTCTAAATGACAAAGTATCCAGTGTTACCAATTATTATGCCTGCAGATTTAAAAAACGTAAAAAATGGAGCACTAGACTTGAGTTTGCTTCGAAATATTAAATCTCCAACGGGTAAAATGCATAGTTTAGCAGCAACTGCTTGGAATGCCATGCAATTAGATGCTTATTTTAACGGTATTGAATTGAGACAAGTCGGAGCTTATAGAAACTTAGCTAGACAAGAAGAAATGTTTAAAGACCGGTATCAATTAACTCCAACTGGTCGCGCGCCAAAAGTTACTCGAACATATCAGGGTAAAACTTGGTATTTGAAAAAGGGAAAAGCGCCTTCGGCTACGCCGGGAACATCTAACCATGGACTCGGTTTAGCCGTTGACGTTGCCAATGCATCAGGCAAGCGTTTAGAGTGGCTTTTAGGTGATGGATTTTTAACGAGCAACGCTTTAAAGTATGGTTTTTCTTGGGAAGTTCGAGAAGGACCTAATGCTGAAGCTTGGCACATACGTTATGTTTGCGGAGACAAACTCCCTAAAGCCGTTTTAGAAGCAATTGCCGCGTTTCCGTCTTTAGATGTTAGATAATTTTTATGATATCCGTTAGACAAAAAGGCGATTTTACATACCTTATGAATTTTTTGAAAAGGGTGCAGAATCGAGACAGCGAAATTTACGGTCAATTAAAACCATACGCACTTGAAGGCGTTAGAGCTTTAGAGCAAGCCACTCCAATAGAAACTGGAGAAACGGCAAAGTCATGGAGTTATAAAATCATATTGGGTAAAAAGACAACAACCATTATTTGGACTAACGATAATGTTGTTGATGGCACAAATGTGGCAATACTTTTACAGTATGGTCACGCCACTGGAACAGGTGGATATGTTGCCGGTTATGATTATATTAATCCGGCTATTCGGCCTATTTTTGATAAGATTGAGTCAAACGTTTGGCAGAATATTACTAAAAAGTGAAAGAAGGTGAATTATGGCTAGTATAGATAATAGAGTTGTTGAAATGAAGTTCGATAATGCTGCATTTCAAACAAAGATTGACTCTACAATAAAAAGTATAGAAAAATTAGACGCTAGCCTTAAGTTAGCCGAAGGTACGCAAGGTTTAAAAAATGTTGACGCAGCTGCTAAAGAAGTAAACTTTGGCGGAATAAGTTCAGCACTTGACGGTATCACAAGTAAGTTTAACGTATTTTCAATTGTCGGCATAACCGCATTGGTGAATGTCGCCAATAAAGCGGTGGACGCCGGTATAGCCTTGGGTAAGTCTCTTAGCCTTGACCAAGTTATTACAGGTTTTCGAGAGTATGAAACAAATATGCGCTCGATTCAGACGATCATGGCAAACACCAGATCTGAAGGCGCAACACTGGAACAAGTCAATAATGCGTTAGACATATTGAACCAATACTCAGACCAAACTATTTATAACTTCAGTGAAATGACTAAGAATATCGGTACGTTCACGGCTGCAGGTGTTAAACTTGATACAGCTGTCGGATCGATTAAAGGTATTGCAAACTTAGCGGCTGTTTCTGGATCAAGTTCGGAACAAGCGGCTAATGCGATGTATCAGTTATCGCAAGCAATATCGACCGGTTCATTAAAGTTAATGGACTGGAACTCAGTCGTAAATGCTGGTATGGGTGGTAAAGTTTTCCAAGAAGCTTTATTTGAAACTGGAAAAACCTTAGGTACAATTAGCAATGTTCCCATTGATCAAACATTTGACGATTGGACAAAAGCTGGTAATACATTCCGAGGATCTTTAGAAAAGGGATGGATTACATCTGAAGTTTTAACGCAGACACTTAGAAACTTTACAGGCGAATTATCAAAAGAGCAATTACTCGCAATTGGATATACCGAAAAGCAAGCCAATCAAATTGTTGAAATGGGCGGCGTAGCAGTTGAAGCCGCAACAAAAGTCAGAACATTTACACAGTTGGTCGATGTTGCTAGAGAATCCGTTGCATCTGGTTGGTCTCAGTCATTTAGAATTATTCTTGGTGACTTTGAGCAAGCAACTGAGTTATTCAGTACAATTAGTGCATCATTTAGCGGAATGGTCGGAAGATCGGCTGATGCTAGAAATGAATTACTAACGGACTGGGCTAGCTTTGGCGGTAGAAAAGCCGTTATAAATGGTGTAATGAATGCTGCTACAGCTTTGTCGCAAGTTATAAATAGACTACAAGCAGCATTTGCCCGTGTTTTCCCGCCGTTAACCGCGGTGCAATTAACAAAATTATCCTGGGCATTTGAAGACTTTACTAAGAATTTAATACCGTCACAGGAAACGCTACGAAATATAGGAAACATTTTCGAAGGTGTATTTTCTATACTTGAAATCGGATTCACAATAGTAAGAGAAGCAGCTTCTTCGTTTAAGCGCTTATTTGTGGAGTTAGGAAAATCAGAAGGTTCTTCTAAACTTTTAGATTTTATAAAAGGACTAGCTGACGATTTCGTTAAACTGAATAAAATACTAGTAGACGGTCAAGTAATAGCAAAAGTATTTGATGTTATTACCGATTCGATTATTCGATTTGCAAAAGACCCCGTTGGGGAATTAACTAAATTAAAAGATGCAGTTGTTGAAGCATTTAATATTATTTCAACTGGTACTGAAAGTCTTGGTAACTTACCTAGTGGTGTTGTTGACTTTTTATTAAAGGTTCGAGATGCTATATTTAGTTTGGGCGATGTAACACCATTCTTTGCTATACTCTATACGGGATTTGAACGACTTAAGAGTTTAACCGATGCTTTTGATCCGATCATAGAAGCCCTTAGCACTTTTGCCGGTTATATTATAAACTGGTTTAAAGAACTGTTTGGTAAAATGGGCGACGCAGCCGAACCAGGAGACTTTAGTAAAGTTCTGGACGGAGTAAACTTAGCCATTGTGGCAAGTATTGGCGGATTATTAGCATTTCTTGCTAAGGGTGTAAACGTTGACCTTGCTGGCGGATTATTTAATCAGGTTCGACAGTCTCTGGACGAAGTTACCGGAACGCTTAAAGCGATGCAAATGGACTTAAAGGCTAATGCATTACTTAAAATAGCTGCGGCAATTGGTATTTTAGCAGTTTCGTTATTACTTCTTGCTAGTATAGATTCGGCTTCATTGACAAAAGCTTTAACAGCTGTTGCGGTTGGTCTTGGTCAACTTATGGTTTCTTTCAACATATTATCAAAGATATCTGGACCTAAATCTGCGGCTTCGTTTACCATTGCTAGCAGTGGTTTAATTGCTTTATCCGGTGCAGTTTTACTTATGGCGTTTGCTGTAAAGACGTTGTCCGGTTTAAGCGTTGGCGATTTGGCTAAAGGTTTAATTGCAATAACTTTAATAACCGAAACTCTAGTGTTCGTAGCAAAACAACTTTCTGGAAACACATCTGGTTTAATTAGAGCCGGTATTGGCTTAATTGGTGTTGGTATTGCCTTAAATATTTTAGCAGCCGCAGTTAAACTATTCTCTTTAATGGACCTCGGCGAAATGGCAAAAGGTCTTTTGGGTGTAACAATTGGTTTAACAGTTATATCAACTGCGCTTCAACTTATGCCATCTGATTCATTTAGTAAAGCAGCCGGATTAATATTAGTCGCTGGCGCTTTGAATATTCTTGCTATTGCCGTTACGGTATTTAGCAAAATGTCATGGAATGAAATGGCAAAGGGATTTGGCGCTGTTGCTTTAGGTTTAACGATTATAGCTGTAGCAATGCACTTAATGCCAACAAATATGTTAATTACCGCAGCTGGTTTAATCGTTATAAGCGGTGCATTAGTAATTATTGCGTTAGCGCTTAAAGAAATTGCAAACCTTTCTTGGAACGAATTAGCTAAGGGTTTGGTTGCTATCGCGGGTGCTTTGTTATTCTTAACTATTGCTGCTCACGCTATGCAAGGCGCAATAGGTGGAGCCATAGCAATGACAGTTATGTCAGTAGCATTACTTTTAATTGCGGATGCATTAAGTACTATTGGTAATCTTAGCTGGAGTGAAATAATTAAGGGATTAATTGGTATTGCCGCAACATTTGCTGTTATTGCAATATCAGCGACTTTAATTCAACCAACAATCGGCGCGATACTTTCACTTGGAGCAGCCCTATTACTAATAGGCGTTGCTGTTGGTGTCTTTGGTTTGGGCGTTAATGCTCTAGCTCGAGGTATTAAAGTATTAGTTGATATGGGCCAACAGGGTATTGATTGGTTTATTGCCCTATTAGATAATCTATTAGAGCGAATTCCGATTTTAGCAAAAGCATTAGCTATTGCGTTATTGGAAATAGTTGATATTGTATTAGAAGCGTTACCTGTTATAGTTGTTCAGTTAGGCGTTATAATTGGGCATTTAATTGACACGTTAATTGAGTTACTACCTAAATTTAAAGAACTTATTATAGAATTAATAAGTACGATTATTGAGGTGGTTGACGAAAAAGGCGTTGACGTTCTTATGGCTGGTTATAGATTATTAACTGGCTTTATTAGCGGATTGGTCGATAATGTTCAAGATCTGGTTAAAGCCGTTGCCGATTTAATTATTGCATTCTTAAACGCTTTGGCAACAAAAATTCCTGAAATTGTTGCTGCTGGATTAAACCTGCTTAAAGAGTTTATACGCGGAATTGTCGATAATATTCACGTACTAATTGAAAGCGTTGGTAAAGTCGTTGGGGCGTTTATAACTGGTGTTGCTGATTTGGCGGAAGACATTGCTAAAGCTGGAACGCAGTTATTAGTCGACTTCTTAATTGGTATAACTAACAATTTAAT